GGATTTTTATATACTTGTGAAGTAGTTTGTGACCCTTGTGGCGCACCAGTAACGTAACCCATGTATGTATTTAATGCGTTTTGTGGTGCATTTTGTGTTGCGTTCCAGCGATTTAACGCATCTTGTACTGCTAGTTGTGAGTAACCTTCGTAACCTTGACCAGCCTGTGCTAGTTGATTGATGTCGTAGTAATCTTGTTGTGCTAATGATGGTGCATTTTGTGCTGCTTGTTGTTGCATACTGCGTTCTGCGCCATAGTTTTGATAAGCTAGATTACCAGCAGTATTTGTTAAAGCGTTAGCAAGTGTTTGACCTGCGCCACCTAATGCTGTGTTCATTGCGCCAGAACCTAAACGACCTGCGCGAGAGGCGTTAGATAAGGCTGAGTTAACATTAGCATTATACGCGTTTGTAGCCTGTTCTGCTGCACCTTTAAATGCACCGCCAAAGAATGGGTTGCCAGCTAGGTAATCACCGCTAATTGTATTTAATTGTTGTTGTTGTGCTGTAGGATTAAGCATATTACCTTGCATAGCACGATTACGTTGCGCTAACAAAGCAGCTTGTGTTGGGTCTGATGCGCCTACATAAGTTTGACCAGGATAATACGCTGGATTAATTAAGTTGCCTTGTGCATCAACTGCTGTCTGCTGATTATATAAACTCGTAGCATTATTTAGCCCTTGCTTGACAAAAGGCTGTAGCATTGGGTCAATTGACTGTACTTGTGTGACGTTTTGTGGTTTTGAACTCATAATCTTAATCCTCTAATCTTAATTCCCATTGTCTAGGTGTAAATCCTAATTTTCTTGCTAGTTTATCCCATCCAAGACGATGAGAACCAAATGTAATACTCTTTGCGTTTCCCTGCTTGGCTATACCTTTAATAATATCAAAGCACTCCGCTACTACTTCATAACTTTGCGGCTCTTTGCCCCATACTGCCCAAACAAACAAATTATCACCTTCTGGTGTTAGCACAGTAAAACCTGCTGGCTTTTCCCCATCTAGGAATACCCATAGCATTGATTTCTGAAGCCATAGAGCCACAAAAACTTCTTCTTGGATATAATCCTCAGGCGATTTATTTAAAACAGCCTGTAAGCCTTCTTTTGCAAATGTCCACCATTCTCTTAACTCACTTGGCGGTATAAATTTAGCTTCCATTAGCCCACTATAATATATTTATAAGTTAACCCTGCCGTTGTGTTGGCTGGGTGTGAAATTACTGCACTACCTCTAGTTTGACTACTTATGTATGGTGATGTAAATATATTGCTTGTATAGCCATCTACTGATACATATTGCATGGTTACTATTGCACTTGGAGTAGTTGGTCGTGTTGGACTAGTTTGCGCTGGTTTAGCGTCAATAGTTACTAACACATTAGACGGCCTCCACATAACTTCCACATAATCATTTTTAGCCAATTCTACAAAGAAGTTCATGGCAGCAATAACATGGTATGGGTCAGTTGCGTTCTTCCTTGGTGCTAGACCAAATAAACTGTTAGACTTAGGTATGTCTGTGCCGTTAACTCTAAACCAAATGTCTACGTCTTGCGTAGCATTGTCTATGTTAGATAACTGTATGCTAAATTGTAAATTGTATAAGCCTGAATAACCTGCTGTTATTCTTGACCCACTAACTAATCGTACACCATTCTCATAGTCAATAGTATCAAACGTAATTGGATAAGCAGTTGTTGTGTTAGCTGCTACTTGGTCTACGCTATCTTGCCATGCACCATAAGGCAATGGCATTGATGATGATGATGCGCTATTAGCTTCTAAGATAATGACAGAATCGTAGCCAATGCGTTCGTTATAGATAGTAGTTAATGTTGCACCACCTGTAGCTAACGTAACAGAACCTGTGTTATTGGTCTTGCCATCCATTATACCACGGACAACTTCGGCAACTTGCCGTTGGTCTGCACCGCCTTGTGGTAATGTGACAAATTGAACCATTATCTATTGCCTTGTGTTGCTGCTTCTATGTCCATGCCTACTGCTGCTGTCCAATCGCCTGTAGGTAATAGCTTAATACGATGAAACCTACCTGCCGAACGAACTGGACAACGACCATCAGCATTTTGTACGCTTGTTGCGCTATAATTGATGTCATCGTTAAGACTTCTGCGTGATGCTATCTGTGCGTTGCATGAACCTTGGTCTACTATTGGCTTAATTACGCCAACCATAGAGTTTTGTGATAACTCAATGTCACCTGTAGCGATTTCAGCACCAGTATTGCCGCCAGTAAAGGTAATTATACTATTACCGCGTATACCAGCCAATGTAGCTTTACCACCAACCCAAACGCGTGAGTCAAATGATGTTGTAATGCTGTCTACTGTACCAAATACGTCTAATGCGTCTAGCGTCAATGCAGGTGTTGTGGCTGTTGATAGGTAATCTGCGTCAGTAATAGCGTAAGACCAGCGTTTTACTTGCCAATTGTATATCAATAATGAACTATTTTGATTGTTATCACGGTATTCCCATATTACTAGTTTGCGTAATGGGTCAATAGTTGCACTCATTTGAGATAAAGCTGCTTGGTCTGCGTCATCTAAGAAGAATCGGTCTACTTTTTCAGCACCAATTGGTTCTAATGCTTGCCCATTGCATGAATAAAAGCCGTTATCAGACAAGAAGAATGTTGTACTGCCATATTGTGCTACAGACCCAGGTTCAATACAACCTAAACCGCGCGAAATAATGTCAAACTGGAAGAAGTATGGTGAACCTGAGTAGGTCATACGCGCAATAGCACGTTCCATCAATACTAGACCAAACTCACCACCAGTTAAGCCAGTAATGTTGCCACCGTCTGACATCTCTTGATAATCTGATTGGCTTGTAGGGCCTGATACCCAGTCTGTTTCATCATTTAAGTCAGACCATTGCACTCTGCTTGGATTTGTACCAGAACCAATGTTAGCACATACAACAAAGTCACGAACAACCGTAACGAACTTAGCTATAGGTGCGCTTGCAGATAAGTCAGCAAATAAAGTAGATGATGTTAAGTTCCATGCTTGTAATACGTTTTCATTATTGGCTGCAATAACAATGTCACCAAACTGAGCAAATTCCCAGCCATCAGTAGTTGTATAACTGCCTGCTTTAGATACGTCAGCCATAGCAGTAGTTAAGTCATTAAACTTAAATAGCTTAGTAGCACCGCCAGCAAATAACACCAATGTATTACCGTAAACGCCAGCAAATGAACTCAATAGAGGTTGTGATGCGGCAGAAGAATAAACTGCTGCTGATGGGAATGGGCCATAGCCTACTTGTTGTGGCACGACATTAGTTGCCGTTGTCAAACTACCAGAGATACCTGGTTGGTCTGGTGTCCACTCGCCTAAGTTTATTCTTTGCATACTACCTCGCAGCTATTGTTATTGCTAATGGTGAACCTGCGTTCTCAGAACTGTCATCGCTTGCTGTTACTGCTGCAATAGCCCTGTCATACAATGCAGCCCATGTAGCTACACGAGCATCGTTCATTAAGTAAGGTTCTGCTTCAGCTAGTGCTGCGTATAGTAATGCGTCAGGGCAGTTTACTAGCCATACGTTAGATGTAACTGCATTACTCAATGCTGGTGGTTTAGCATAGTAAAGTATTTGCAATACATAAGCTGTATCAGGTATTGGTGAGAATACAAACTGTGCGCCTACTGTCGTGTAGAACTTAGGTAATGCAGTAATGTATGAATCTGTGTTCCTAAACAAGTTAGATGGTGACTCATACTTTAATGTGTAAACTGGCGAACCAATAATATGAATATCCCGTATAGACAAGAAGTCAGCAGGGATGGTTACGTTTGGTGAATCAGCCGTCATTGTGATTGTTGTGTATGTCAGCATTTGACGAATACGCAAGTCACGGTTTAACCTTGTTTCAGCTAGTGAAATAAAGTCCTGTATTTGGCTTGTTAAGTCGCTACGTGCAAGATAGTCTGCAACCGTAGATTGTAACTCTGCGTATGTTGTAAATGCCATTTATATTCTTCCTGGTCTGGTTCTAAATACTTGGTTATCAGGATTATTTAAAAATTCTTTAAATCGCTTGTGGTCTATAATCGTAAATCCACGAGTGATGCCTTTTTTCTCAAGGTCTTGGAATACTGTTAGCGGAATAGATGCAACCTTGTTACCTACTGCATCGTCACTCCATCTTGCCCTAGAATCAGTTTCATTGTATTGAGCCTTATTAAACTCAATGATTGCACCAATGTCTTGTGATTGTTTGACAATGACATCTGAGCCATTATCAAGGAATTCTGTTTTCTTACCATTTTCGTATAGTATGTTTGCCATTTATATTTCCAATAAAACTCCCCATGAGTTAACACAGGGAGTTTATTTTCTACTAGGTTAAGTCAGCAATGATACCGTGCGCTGCTTCGTTGTTCACTTGCAATGTATATTCTACAAGCAATTGAGTTGTTTCAGCGTCACCAGTTTTTGCCAATTCGTTAGTTTGGAATGGGCGTAGGTAAGCAACTGAAGCCATCTCTGTGTCAATTAAGAAAGCGCAATCATCGTTGTCGCTGTTAGGAATGAAACGGTCTGGCACGATTTGGATGATACCAAAGTCAGACACGTACACATCAGCAGCGTTGATGATTTGTGCTTGTTGGTTAGCAGGAACGTCACGATAGCGAGTAGCTACACCAGTAAATGTTGATGCAACAACTTTTTGTGCTGGAGTTACAAACAACATTGTTGGTGAACCACCGTTAGTAAATGCAGATTGCATTACGTTGTTTAGCAATGTAGCTGTAAACGCACGGTCAGTACCTGTTACACGAGCAGTAGTACCTAATGAACCAGCAGTACCAGAAGTACCACCAGAATAGTTAGAACTTAACCATGCTTGTAAACCGCCCAATGTACGAGCAGTAGATGAACCGTTACCATCAGCAGCTACGTTGTTTGACAATAATGTTGCTTCCATGTCACGTTTTAGTTCGCTAGAGGCTTTAGCCAATTGATAGGCTTTCTCTGAACGACGGCCTGCTTTGTTTACAGTTTCCAAAGTACCAGAGATAGCAATGGTTTTTTGTGAAATCTGTGCGCGGTTGCCTAAACGTACGGATGGAGTGATAGTTGCTGATGTAGCAGTTGCACCCTCAATCGCAGCGTTGGTTGTTACAGCAGCAGCTAGTGTATCTGTTTGCCATTCGTGTAAACGAGCAGTAGCAGATGTTTTGCCAATTGATGACATGAAAGGTGTTTCTGTTGGGGCGATGTTATAGATAACATCCATTAGGTCTTCGCGCTGACCAATAGCGGTATAGGTTTGATAGGTTGCCATTTTGATTCCTTAAATAAATTTTTCAAATAATGCAGCAGCATCTTTAACTCTACCAGTTGATTTCAACTTGTTGAATTGGCGCTTCTGCGATTCTGTTGTACTTGTTTTATTAGTTGATGTTCCTGACTTAATCATCTTAGGTGCAGATTGCACTTTCTTAGATACGCCTGGTTTAGACTCAACTAACTTTTGGTATTGCATTGCATCGTACAGAGCCTTAACAGTTCGGGCATCATAAACTGCACCAATCTCTGCGTCTGTGTACCCAATGCTTTTAGCATAGGCACGTAACTCTTGCCGCAATGTAGCACCTTTCTTTGCGTCTGAGTAATCAGGAATTAACTCTGTGACCTTAT